GAATTTACTGCCTATGTATAAAATAACCTCAGTATGGCCACATCAAGATCAAATCAAGATCGAGTGGAATCTTGGTAAACGCTGTAACTACGATTGCTCATATTGCCCTGCAGAGATACATGATAACTTTAGTCCGCATACGGATATAAATTTATTAGAACGAGCCGTAGATAGACTCTGCGAAATAGGTAAACCTTTGCGTATTAGCCTCACGGGAGGGGAACCCTGTGTGCATCCAGATATAGAAGACTTATTAGAATATTTCAAACGCAAAGATATTTTTTGGGTAAACTTAACTACCAATGGAACTAGAGGATATCAATGGTATTTAAATCATGAAATGTTTTATAATCACATCGTGTTCAGTCTGCACTTTGAACAGGAATGGATGAGAATATTTGATAATATAATGAAATTTTATGACAGTACTGAGCGTGACTTTCATGTTAATGTAATGGCACACTATAAACACATGCACGGTGTTCGTACAGTGGTTAAAAAGTTTGATGAACTAGGTATTAGATATGCTGTACGGCGTATCCGTTGGACAGAAGGAGATCACAATGTGTTTGATGATCTTAGATACGAAGGTCAAGATCTTGAGTGGATATTAAACAAGAATGCCACAGCTAAACCCAATTGCCGCATAGACGATGAACAGATCATTCATGCCAACGATGTAATCAAACAACATCTAAATCAATTCAAAGGATGGCAATGTAATGCAGGTCTCGAAAGTCTCATGATCAATTGGGATGGAGAAGTACATCGTGCTACCTGCCGTGTTGGTGGAAGTTTAGGTAATATCTATCAAGACACCTTTACTGTACCCAATCAACCTGTTGATTGCACTAGAGACTGGTGTACATGTGCCGCAGACATTCCGCTAACTAAAGAGAATAAAAATGAAACAAAAAGTTCTAATAATTGAGCCGCATAGTGATGACAGTTATATAGGTGCCGGTGGATTCTTTTTAAAGAATCGAGATCAGTATGATTTTTACTTTTGTTTAGTTGCGGCTTCGGATATAGAACTACATCACAAAACTGTAACTAGAGAAGAACGTCTAGCAGAGTATCAACAATTTGTTAAATGGGCTAATGGTACATGGGTACGTCCCACAACTGGCGAGTTTCAATTGCCATTAGACTTTGATTCCAAGTTAGATTTGTTTCCTCGTTCTAAACTAGTCAAATTAGTAGAAAATGCCATTATGGAAATTACGCCAGATATCATTATGACCATGGGTCCTAGTTTTCACATTGATCACACTACTGTCTATGAAGCAGTGATAGCGGCAACTCGTCCAACGTTTAACTACTGTCCTAAGACTATGTACATACTGGAAAACCCAACGTATGTGCATAAGTTATATAAAACAGATTATGACACTCCGAATGTATATGTAGAATTAACTGAGCAAGTAGTACAAGAAAAAATTGATTCATTTGCTAAAATTTTTAAATCGCAAGTGCGTCCACAAGACAACTACTTGTCTAGTAAAGGCATGCTTGATTGGGCAAAATACCGGGGTATCGAAGCACGTTGTGAATACGCAGAAGCATTTTACCAATACTACCATAGGATATAAGATGGATTTAGTAACTATTGCGTGTGAGCAAGATTTTGATGTAATGCGACTACAGGCCGAAAGCATCAGTAAGTTTCTACAGCCATGTACACATTGGGTTACTATTAACGAACGTTTTCCAGATAAGCAACGCTGGAAGGACATGTTAGAGCCATACTACACAAAACATAAACTTGTTTTATTATTTCCTAAATGGTACGAATACTTGCATGTCCCTGATGGATTTGAGCGCCACCAAGTTTATAAACTTAAAATGGTCAACTATATAAAAGACGAAGAGTTTTTATGTTTAGACCCTAAAGACTTTTTTGTTAAACCTTGCAGTACGACTGACTGGGCAGGTGTACTAGGTTGCGGTTGGATCGCTTATGATTCTAACTGGGAACCAGTTATTAAACGATTTGCTGAATACTTTAATGTAGACCCTGTAAGAGAAAAACAGTTTGCGTCAGAATGTCCGTTTGTATGGCGTACTGAACTAGTTAAAAGTTTAGGTGATATTGAAAAGTTTTGTAGCTGGTATTTAAAAGGTAAGTGTGGTGAACTAGTATTGTATTCATATCTTGCTAATCATCTAGTTGACGAGTCATTTGTTCCTCGTAAATTTGCTAGAATATTTTGGAGGGGAGAAACAGTTAACGAAACTGTTTTACAAGATACCTATAATACAGATTACGTTAAAGTTATGGGGTTCCACAGATATGTACGCTATGCCGCAACTGACGAACAACTTGCGGCTATTAATGTTTGGCTTAACCAACTAGGATTTAAAACACCTGTTGTAAGATTTAAACCATCTTGGTTTGAACGTTTTAGAAACAGCCGTTATTACAAAACGCTCAACTCTGGAAATACATCTCGATAATTAGTTCCACGCTGTGTATCTGTGGTTTCTAAATAATCTAGTAGTGTAGGAATTTTATCAGTCCAGTCTGCTGAATTCATGTATTTGATTAATCCCATCCAACGTTGAGCACCATATGGGTCTGTAGCAAAGTCTTTGTAGCCCATATGTTTAGCACAAAAATATTCAATGCGTTTTGCTACTTGATCTTTAATTTCTTTTGGTAGAACACGTACATTTAAGTAATCGGGCAAGTAGACTAAGTGTGTTCCAATAATGCCAGCGCCATGCGGTGGCAAATTAATCTTTTTAAAGTTCTTGCTAATCTTCCAATTGGCTAATTCTGGTATGCTTGATACGTTAAGCAACTGTACAGCACAAGCAATATTAATAATAATGTTATCGGGTGTGTCGTCTAATCTTTCTAAGTTAGTAACAACATTATTCCATTTACTAGGATAACGAATATAATCGTTACGTTGGCCAAAAGCATCTACACTAAAGTTAAATTTAACCTGCTTAAAATAATTCCACAACTCAAATAACTTCTCCGGCAGTTCCATGCCGTTGCTGTTATAACGTAGTACACAGTTCTTAGCATTACCTGTTTCAACCATAAACTCTAATATTTTATAGTGTTCTGGTATAAGCAACGGTTCACCACCTGCAAAGTACAACTCTTTGATATTGTGTGATTGCGTTCTTAAACTTGATAAGAATTCACCTTTTTGATACCAAGTGTAGTCAAAGTCAATGTTCCATCCTTGATCTTGTTTAAGTTCTATTGTTTTGTATTTTGGATACTGTGCTTTCCATTCTTTAATCCAACTACTTGAATCGTGTGGACTACACATAATACACTTTAACTGGCACATATTCCCCAGGCGTAAATCAAAGTAAGGAATGTCTACAGGCAAAGTTCCGTCGAGGGTTGTTCTAGACACAACGGCATCAAGGTTTAATCGTTCTTTCCACACAACAGTTTCCCATTGGCGTTTACTAACAATACCGTTGAGTTCTTCTTGATAACATTTGGTACAACTGTATGGTTGTTCTCCATTAAGCATTTGTAGCCGTGTCTGCTTCATAAAACTGCTGTTCCACACTTGCTCAATTGAGTGTGATTGTAAGTTCATGTTTACGCCATTATCTTTAACAAGGCCTGATTCTTTGTCTGCGGTACCCGCACCAGATGCGTTAGCAGTGCAACATAAACGGACATCGCCGTTAGGTCTAGTAGCTAAATGGATCCATGGTAATGGACAAAATGTTTTATTGAACAATTTGGTCTCTTGGTTTTATAAAATCAGTATTTGTGCCACAGGTTCTAGCACAAGTCACTAGTTTATTGATAGACCAAAAATCATCCCATACAGTTTGATACGCATGGCTTTCTATGATCTCTTTGATTGATCTTTCAAAAGTATTAACAGATCCTAATTTCTTTACCAATTCATCGTGTTGCTCTCTCATCTTTTGCCTTACTGCTAACGCCTCATCTGGATTAATATAACTGTACGGAACGCTAGCTAACCAACAACATGGAAAAAGATCTCCATATGCATCAATGTAAACTTCTTTATCATTTTTAGACTTGCAACTAATGATAGATTTGTCAACTATTTGTTGATAATTATCAATTATCTTTTTATCTATAAATTTTAAAGGTACATCTGATGCTGGTTCTATAAAATGGGTTATTTTCTTTTGTTTATTCATTACATTTATTTTAGGTTCTAATATGAATCTACTAGAATTTTTAAGAGTAAAATATTTAAAACCTAATTGTTGAGATAGTAATCTTGCTTCGTCAACTTGATGTTCATTGTGTTTAAATTTTATAAAAACCCATTCGGCAATACCCCCGGCTTCAATAAATGTTTTGGCATTTTCTAAAACAGTTTCAAACTTGGTTCCTATTCTGTATAATTGATGAGTATCGAATAGACCATCTAATGCAAACACTACTCTATGATTTTTTGGTAGGACATTCGCTAAAGTTTTCCACCAATCAACAGATCTAGCACTACCGTTAGTGTGGATTACAATTCCGGTATTTGGCGAATGATTATTGCTATATTCACACATTTTTATTAGATCGTTATTAAGAATTGGATCTCCAAAGTTGCCACAAAAATAATAACTACTAAGTTGTTGCAATACTTCTAAAGTTATTACTTTTTTAAAATCATCAATAGTCCAATTTTTTATTTTGATCAATGGATTGTCTATTCCTCCATTTATATTTCTATTACACATAGGGCAACTAGCTTGACAATTGTTTGTAATTTCAAGATGAATTTGTTTTAAATTTGAAAAATTAAACATTTTTTTCTTTTGGTATTTTGCTGTCTGCAGAACTTACACAAGTTTCTGTTATGCACGAAACAGGATTTCCAAATAAACTAAATCCCTGTTCTAAAGTTCCCAATCTTAAATCTCTGCAACTGTATCCTCTTTTTACTTCATTACCTCGTATAATGACACTTTGGTATCCTGAATTACATTTCCAATCTTTAAATTTGTTAAACCCAAATGCATTAAATCTTTCTGCTTGATCAAACAGATATTCTCTGCCTTCTTGATCGTACAGAGCAATCTGATATAGTTGTTCTCCCTCTACTGTTTGTGGAAATCCTGTTTGCATTAGATTGATCATTTCCTCAGTGTAACCACTTACTACAAAACTAGCAGTAGGATCGCTCTGAGGTTTTAAAGTTACATTAATGCCTTTCTTATGAAACCTCTCGCAGCGTTCATATAATTCGTAAAACTTTTCAGGTACCATTACTTGATTGACAGTAACATAAACATATTCGTTCATTAATTTTAAGCATTTGTTAACGAAATCTGATTCTTTAGCATGTTCTACATGGTAACTGGCTGTAACACTCTTTCTCTGCAACATACTAACAGCATTGGCCCAACTTTTCCACCAATTGATGCTCGGGCTGAGATTGGTAGTCATGTGTACACTTTGGTACGGTGTAGTTGGACCATCGTCAAGATGTTGTATTAATTGCAACAGATCTTTGTAGGCTGTGGGTTCTCCGCCACTGAAACTCCAATGAAAACGATTAAATCCATTATTACGGGCTTGACTTTTTATTTGATCGATTGTATTCTTGTAAACTTCAATGGTTTGGTGATCGGGTTTGTCACTGTGTGCATAGGGCCAACAATAGGAACAACTGTAGTTACAAAATCTTCCTAGGATCCAACTCACAGAAAACAGATTAGTGTCTAACATTGTACGTTGACCAAATCTTACAACTTGCTCAAAAGGTATTTTTTGAAATTCTGACATATATAAATAAAGTTAGAATATTTAGTGAGTTATTTTTTTGCTAGTGAGATTTTAGAATTTGGCGAAATTGCCACATTTGAGTGCAAAATTTTTGTTGACAGCTAAATAAACATACCATATAATTATTAAACGCTGCATGGTGCAGCCTAAAAAGGATATAGAAGCAAATGAAATTAACGTCATTACATGGACAATTTAGATCGATAGCCAAACAGGCAGGCTTTATGCCCACCTATTGGTCATGCGAGACAATTAGCCTATCTAATGATCGTGTGCCAGGTAAGGGGTCCGTGAAGATCACGAGTTAACGAAAAAGTAAACTCAAACTTCAAAAGGACCCCAGGATTAAAAACCCTGGGGTTTTTGTTTGTAGCAAGGATAAAATGAAATTTGATATTGAAGACAGTTATAAAGTAGAGCACAGTGAAGGTTTTGTTTTAACTGAAGACCAGTTTAAAAAACTAATTGAGTCTAAAGTTGAAAGAAACAAAGCACTTTACTCGCTGGACAAAGTGCGGGAACGTAGGGAAAACCTTTCGTAGAACGCGAAGTGTAATAGGGAACGCGACCCTGCAGGGCACTATAAACATCTTGCTACTAATGAGGGCGGCCTTGGGGATGAGAAGTCTGTGGCGATAACGCAGATGTGTAAAAACCAAGTGTAGTTAAGTATTCACCATTCGCCCTACGACGGCGTCTAAAAGCATAGCGGAGAATACTTAACTACACACTCTCCTAATCATTTCAAAAAAAGGAATGAATGGTTACAATTAGGAGAGTGTTATTTGTTATGGATGGGTGTGCCGAATGGTTGAAGGCAACGGACTGTAAATCCGCCACATAAGAAACGCTGTAGGTTCGAATCCTACTCCATCCACCACTGTGTATCCCTGGTGTTAACGGCAGCATGACGGTCTCCAAAACCGCTGGTGGGGGTTCGAATCCCTCGGGGTATGCCATTGAAACACGGCCTTTGTCTCTAGGTCATAGATCTACACAAAGGTTCTTTTTATGCACGGTTCGTCTATCGGTTAGGACACCCGCCTTTCACGCAGGTAAGAGGGGTTCGATTCCCCTACCGTGTACCATATAATGTGAGGATGGCAGAGAGGCCCAATGCAAGAGTCTGCAAAACTCTAAAACCGTCGGTTCGAATCCGACTCCTCACTCCATTGACATTTATATTTTTTTTCTATATTATAAGGTATGGGACAAAGATTTTTAGAAAGCCTTAAAATTGGTGAAACTTGGGAAACTAAGATGGAAGATTGGATGCAAAGACATTTTGCAAAAACCAATTGGACTATTCACGACACTAGGGATATTCATAGAGACAGCGACGACGATCAGATTCCTGATTACGTTTTACACAATGTTCAATCAGACAAAGCCTGTTTTATTGATGCTAAAAAAAGAAATGTCTATAATATCCGAGGCGTTAATTATTTTGGATTTGATGAAAAATTTTACACCAGCTATACAAACATAGCTCGTAAATGTAACACAAAAGTTTATATAGGATTCAATGATCCTATATATGATTCAACTCATGTTTATATTCTTGATGTGGATCACCCTCCATCATTAAGACTCTACTTCAATAATGAGTATGGTAAAGGATACGCCTATCGTTGGCGTGTTGAAGATTTAACAAAATACAAAATCTAGGAAGTGTGGCAGAGTCCGGTTTATTGCACCTGTCTTGAAAACAGACGATCAGAAATGGTCCGTGAGTTCAAATCTCACCGCTTCCGCCAATAAGGTCTCAAAGTGTTTATGGACGCACACAAGCCTGTCACGCTTGAAGAAGGGGATCGTTACCCCTTGGGACCGCCACAATAAGGAGAACTCAAAATGGGGCGATCGCAGTTATTATTATGTTAGTAGTGTTAATATTGTATATTGACAAGAATCTTAAATGAAAGTAAATTATGTTCACAAAGGAGAACGACATGAAACGAGGTAAACAGTAGTGTCGCCTGGAATCCCGTATGGTCCAGGTTGGCACAGTAAATCAACTTAATACGGACTATATGGGAGTATAGCTCAGCGGTAGAGCAGCGGACTTTTAATCCGTTGGTCCAGGGTTCAAATCCCTGTGCTCCTACCATATAAAAACATATTAACCACAGCCTGCACACATAGAAGCAGGGTGCATAGCACATTGTTGTTCGTGTGTTTCTATATGGTAATGTAGCATAACGGTAGTGCAGCACCTTCATACGGTGTTCAGTGAAAGTTCAACTCTTTCCATTACCACCATGCCTGTTTAGCTCAGTGGTAGAGCATCGTCTTGATAAGGCGAGGGTCCGTGGATCGTTCCCACGAACAGGCACCAAGTTTGTAGCGTCAGCAAGAGAAAAACACATTGTTGAGAGGTTCGAAACTTAATACAGTGTAAAGCAGATGTGGGTTCAACTCCCAGCGGATCGGAAGATCCGCGCAGATTGGTTGCCGCTGGTTAAGTATCTCAAGTGACATGTCCTGGAAAACCTCCGCATAAGGAAGTCCGGCTCTGTATGCGTAAACACTAGTGATAAACCTGAGGACACTGGGCTACAATTCAATTTAATCGGTCCTTACGTCAACTGGAGAGACTACCTGTCTTCGAAACAGGAGGTTGTGGGTTCAAATCCTGCAGGACCGGCCAGTTATTGGGGATTCGCCAAGTTGGTAAGGCACCGGATTTTGATTCCGGCATTCGGTGGTTCGAGTCCATCATCCCCAGCCAATGGTGTCCTTAATGTAGTGGCCTGCATACTAGTCTGTGAAACTGGAAGTACGAGATCGATACTCGTAGGACACCCCAATGCTGCTTTAGCTGATGTGGTCATAGCGGCGGTCTGAAGAGCCGTTGAACTAGGTTCGATTCCTAGAGGCAGCACCATATGCGGATGTGATGGAATTGGTATACATATCAGACTTAAAATCTGAGTCCTGAGGGTTCGAGTCCCTCCATCCGTACCAGAACAAGGAGATTAACATGAAAACCTTATTATTCAAAAATCGTATGAACAGTGAACAATTTTATTGTAATGATCCTAAGGTTGTTCAAACTATAGATGGAGTGGAATATCTTGTTGTTCATCGACCAGGACAAGAAAGACAATTCCTTATGCGTAAAGATGCATTAGAAAAAATAGGGAAAGTTGTTGACAGAGTTAAATGAAATACATATAATACTTGAACAGTATGAAAAATGTCCTAGTTCTTAAACATTATAAACTTAAAAATACTTCCGGTTGGGATCCTGTTAATGAGCATCAGTGGAACGACGCCGATCATCAAAATAGATTAATAAAAATTAAACAGTATGATGATATGAAAAAAATGTGTATATCATCTGCTAAAAAATTTTTATTAGGTTTAGATGAGATTATAGTTCACGAATTAGAAGTAGATAATATTCAAACAGCATTTAAACAACATTTTTTTGATTTATATGATTTGTGGAAGAATAAAAATACCAACATATTATATGCAGATCTAGATGTTCTTTTTATAAGAAAATTTAATTGGTTTGAGTTTTCTAACAAATTTGTAATGTATAGTACAGGTAACTCTGGTTTAAGATATCATGGTCACGACATGCATCCAGATTTATGGAACATGGCGTTTGAACTGTGTTCAGACTGGAATTTAAAAAAATGGGACTATGAACAAGATATATACATCAAAATGGTTTATCATCCTTTGAACTGGATACATCAACAAAATAAAGTCAATGATTATTGGAAATTGGTAGTTAATTCACCTGACTATGATTCTGCAGAAAATTTTTATCACAATAATTTAAATTGTCATGCAATTCATTTTCATGCTACTAGGGGTGAATCCCAAGTAAATAGGATGGTTGAAATGTTTAGATTTTTAGAACAAAATTAAAAATTGCCCCGGTGACGGAATTGGTATACGTGTTGGTCTTAGAAGCCAAATTTTAGGAGTTCGAGTCTCCTCTGGGGCACCAAGGAATATTATGGAAGAAGATATTGACTTTTTTGAATTTGCAGAATTAATGCAGAAATATGAACAAGCTCTTGGTGGAATAGAATTTTCTATAGAACAAAAACCAGGACCTCAGGAAGGCGATGAAGTTTGGCAACTCGACATTGATGGACAAACTGTGTTTTTTCAAAACTTTGATGAAGTTAAAGTTTACTTAGATAAATTAGTTGTAGAAAGAAATTAATGCATCGTTAGTTCAGCGGTAGAACGTCGCCCTTACAAGGCGAATGTCAGTGGTTCGACTCCATTACGATGCACCAGCGTATCAGGCCTCTGTAGCTTAATTGGTAAAGACGGGAGCTTATATCTCCCCAAAGCACCGGCCAGATAAGCCGGCGTGTGCAGGTTCGAGTCCTGCCAGAGGCACCAGAATTGGAGAGTTGGCCGAGTGGTTAAGGCAGCGGTTTGCTAAACCGTCGTTGCGAAAGTGGCGCATAGGTTCGAATCCTATACTCTCCGCCAAGTTTATAAAAGGAAAAATAATGTTAAAAGCAGGTCCAAACTTTAAGTTAAGTAAGCAGTCCAAAAGATTGATAGCAACTATTATTGATAATCACGAACGTGGCGCATTTAAACGTAGTGCTATTCAAGCAGAATTAGCAGCAGCTATTCAGCCCAAGAGAGAAAAAGGTAAACGAAACGAAGGATCTAGGGATAATGGTAGCAAAGAATGATGTCACTGGGGATTCCATTCAGACTAAGTCAGCATCAAAATCTTACAGAGATAACTACGATAATATTTTTAGAAAGAACACTATGACACCTAAATTGCAAGAAAACGATAATGAAGTTGGTAAATGTGGCTGCGGTCGTAGTCCAACTGGAAAGTGCATCGGATGGCATTCATTGTCCGAATCAGAGTATCAAAAACGTTTAGCAGAATCTAAAGCAGTACAACAATCCTAAGGAAACTATCGTGAGAGAACAATTACTCAAAGCTGCAAAAGCACACTTCAAAAGTCATGTTGAAAAGCATCGCATGAATGTAGAAGTAATGTTAAATAATCCAATTGCTATACATGATCACACAGATTGGATGACTGCAATGGAAAATGAAATAGCACACATTGCTGAATATGAAGATAAATTAGAAGTGTTAGATAAACATTTCGGTAAATGAAATTAGGGCCAGTAGCTCATCTGGGAGAGCAGGACCTTTGCAAGGTCAAGGTGGCGGGTTCAAGTCCTGTCTGGTCCACCAAATAACAAAAAGGAAACATTATGGCAGTTAAAGGTCAAGCAGGTACTCATAAAAGAGTTCACAAAAATACTTGTCAAAATGGTAGTAAGACATCTACTGCGAATAAGAGTAATAAAACTCGCAAAGCATATAGAGGACAAGGACGATAATTATGGGCGAGAAAGGTGATCCAATGAAAACCAAGACAGGAAAAACACGCCTTGGTCCTTTAAATCTTGCGCAACTCAATGACATGTTAGAGAAATCTAGCAGACCAAAAGATAAAGCAAAGATTCGTAATCGTATTAAACAATTAGAATCGAGCAGTAAGTAAAAAACGCTGGAGTAGCTCAGTTGGTAGAGCTCCTGATTTGTAATCAGGCGGTCGAGGGTTCGAATCCTTTCTCCAGCACCAATTGTCTATGAAGTTATTTGCAAATGGATGCAGCCACACATGGGGCGGCGGAATCTTAGAAGAACAAGGTTTTGATGGAGTATTATGGCCTAGTTTTTTTAATAAAGAAGAACAAGATAAAAAAAATTATCGGCTGTCTTCTGTATGGCCATCTCATTTATCAAATTTATTAAATTGTACAGAAACAGTTAATTTTGCAATTGGGTGTGGATCAAATCAAAGAATAGTTAGAACAACGTTTGATTTTTTTATAGATAAAATAAAAAATAACGAAAATTTATCAGACTGGGTTGCAGTTATACAATGGACTGAACCATCAAGATATGAAATTTATGATGAAAAATTTGATAGATTTAATTTAATAAAATTAGATGTTGTAATTCCTAATGTTAAACAAAATAGATACGAGTACTTACAAAATAGATTTTACGAATCTGATGAACTGTTTATTTCAGAATTTTTAGTTCATCTTAATTCTCTAGCATCGTTTTTTGACAAATGGAATATAAATTATAGATTTACTAGAATTAATCCTAGTCCGCCTATTCCAGACTATTATAAAAATAATTTAAAATGGGTTGATGAATTTAGTTCAATGTTAGATCATCATAAAATATTTCAATATAAATGCGGCCATCCAAACATAGAAGGTCATAAATTAATAGCTAAAGAACTTTACAATAGTTTTAAAAAAGATTATAATTAAGAATATTCCACTGTAGCTCAGCGGTAGAGCAGGTGACTGTTAATCACTTGGTCGTTGGTTCGATCCCAGCCAGTGGAGCCAAATATCTAAGGCGGACCTGTAACCATATTCCGCCTCCGCTGACGCGAAAACAGGATGGGCTGCGCTCACGGGGTTTGACAATCTTCCTGACACAAAAAAGATTGTCACTTTTTCAAAAAGACTTGACTAAAGTCTTTTTTTATCATATACTAGTTTTGTTGTAACAGAAATGTTGCAACCGGTGAAGTAAAAGGTAGATGAGAATAGACATATTGTGGCTTCATGCCGCAATGACTTAATCTGGCAAACACTCTTGAAAAGTGTCGTGCTTGAGTGAACCGATTCCAAATATCTTTTATTAGACTGTCAATTGCTGATCGGAAATATTCAGGCCTCTGTAGCCTGTTTGTTGCACGTTGTAGAAGGAAATGCCTCATACGCTATCCTGTCTGTCAATTGTCCGGTCTATTACTTGACCTTTTACCGAACCGTCATTATAATAAGGAGCGAGCAATGGCAAAAGTAACATCAGAAAAAGCAGTAGAACAAATTGGAAACAGATTTAATTTAGTGCTAGCGGCATCACAACGTGCAAGAGAATTAAAAAATGGTTCTATGCAACGTGTAGAAGGAAAGGATGCCTCAACAACTGTAACTGCACTAAGAGAAATTGAACAAGGCAAATATACTTGGAAAGATTATTTGAGCAAAGTTAAAGGCAAAAAAAGGAAAGAAACAGATGAATATCACACTACGTAAAGCAAGTGCTGTACAAAACAGCATCAATGAAGCAATCAAACATATCAAGATTGAAACTAATCTTGAACTCAACGAGTTTCAAAATGTAGAAGCAGAGATTGCTGCTGCACAAAAAAAACTAGAAGAAGCTGATCTTCGTCGTGAAAAGTTGTTGGTTGTACTCTACAACATTCGCGGCCTAGTTGGTCAAGCTAATGCCGAAAGCGGCATTGATCTTAAGTTGGCTCGTGCAGCCTATGTTGACAAGAGAATTAGTCAACTTGATGCTGTTGCTAACAGCAATGCAGTAACCAGCCTTGACGTACTTAAAGGTAAACTTGAGAAAATCAAAAGTCTCAAAGACGAAGCACGTAGTCGCATTTATGGTTACGGCGACACTGTAACAACTTCTGTACTGACACAGGAAAAGATTGAAGCAATTCAATCCGAGATTAAAAATCTTAAAAAACAAAAACAAAAGCTCAATGACGAAATTCTTGAGCTTAATATTAAAACTGAGATTCCACTCAGTGACGAAGCAGCTCAAGTACGGTGTTTAGGATCTACCGCAAGGCTCTCTTTAGGAGCGACTTGAGAAATCCTAGGTACGAACTGTAACGGCGCCAGAAGCAGAATACAGTGGACAGGGTAACAACTCAGTCTAGGGCGGACAGGGAACCGTGGCTAGACACTTTTATTGATAGCACTCTGCAGGTATCGTTTGTGGACGCACAGACTCATGAAGAATAGGGCCATCTTTCTCTTCTGATAAAACTGCGGGCAATGGCTTATGAGGAGAATCGAACTCCACTCAGAAATTTGCTCAGTCCTATAAGGCTTGAGTACTATCAATAAAAGTTTGACGCAGAGTATGGAAGTGGTCATCCGTCCGGTCTCATAAGCCGGGAATCGCAGGTTCGAATCCTGCCTCTGCAACCAATTACCCGGGTGTAGCTTAGTCTGGCTTAAAGCGCCTGCTTTGGGAGCAGGAGATCGTGAGTTCGAATCCCACTTCCCGGACCATATTAAGGAGTATGACATGCCAATGTATGAAACAACTGTAAGAACATCCGGTGGTGAGGAAAAGAAAAGAATCTATGCAGATACACCGCAAGAGGCTAAAAAACTTTTTGAACAACTGTATGGTGGTCCTAGAGCAGTACCTTACATTCCTCATGTGGTACCAAGTTAATTTCGCCCTGACACATGGCGTACAATGAGATAAGTAGTGTGTCATTTAATGCGGGTGTAGCTCAGTTGGTAGAGCGTAACTTTGCCAAAGTTAAGGTCGACAGTTCGAGACTGTTCACCCGCTCCAAAGGATATTAAATGTTAGAATGTTTAATTGTAGGTGATAGTATTGCTGTTGGTACTGCTCAGTTCAGACCAGAATGTGTAAGTTTGAGTAAAGGCGGTATTAACAGTCATGACTGGAATAAAAAGAATCGTGACAATCCCGTAGCAGCTAAAACTGTAATAATCAGTCTTGGATCTAACGATCATTCTGGCGTTCGCACACTCTGGGAATTACAACAGTTAAGAAACAGAGTAAATGCAGATAAAGTATATTGGATAATGCCAGCTATCAAACCGCATATACAAAAGATGGTCGAACTAGTTGCAAAAGATTATAATGATGTTATAATTCCAATTACTAAATTACAAAAAGATGGTGTTCACCCCACCGGAGCAGGTTATAAAGAGATTGCAGCAAAAACAAAATGACTGTATAATGTTTTTCATGCGGGATTAGTTTAATGGTAAAACGAAAGCCTTCCAAGCTCTAGTCATCGGTTCGATTCCGATATTCCGCTCCAAGTTTCTGGCTGTAGTTCAATGGATAGAACAAGGGTCTTCTAAACCCTAAATCTAGGTTCGATTCCTAGCAGCCGGGCCATTTACTAGCTGATGTGGCACAGTAGGTAGCGCACATTCTTGGTAAGAATGAGGTCAGCGGTTCGATCCCGCTCATCAGCACCAAATAAATAACAGTATGAAAGAGCTACTGGAAAAGCTGCCGCAGATATTAGGAATGATGCCGCAAATCATTTCCTTTTTAAAATATATTCCTATCCTCATGCTATTAGCAGGTTTAGGTTACGGCGTTTATTATTTTGTTCAGAATAAAAAAGATCCTTACAAGTGTGTAAACAATCATGTATTTGAACAGTTGCGTATGGATTCAGATGTTTATGTATTTAAAGGCGGCACTTGTATAGATGCCAACGATTTATAATTATTCACAAGTAGCCCAAACGGTATTAGTCCACTTTTTATAAAGATATGAACCTTTAGGAACCCAACAATTTCCAAGTTCTGGGTCACGCTCGATTCTTCCTTGTATGATTACCAAGAACATATAAGAAACTAAAAATATACAGGTTAAGATAGATATACCAATAACTGCTTGATGTGTCATTTTATCTTTCCTGGCTTTTTTTCTGCGCTGCTCTATTTCGTATCTGCGCATTTGATTGGTAATAGCAACTCTTTGTTCCTTTCCAACCGTTTGCATCATTTCTTCAACATCACTCCACAATGCACCTAATTCTGGAGGAGACTGATACACCATGATTTCTCGAAGTTCAGAAGACATGTGTTCCAATTGTTTTTTCATTAGAACACGTTGTAGAGCACGTTTACCAAGACTATCTTCGCCAGTATAAACTTCTGTTTTGTTACGGCGTTCTTCTTCTTCAAATATTGCTAGACATTTGTAATAGTTGTCAAAATAGGCCCCTAGATGTTGACCAATTTCTTGATAGATATTAGTCGTTTCTCCACCTTTTTTGTTTAATTCAACTACTCGATTACGCTCGGTTACATATTGATTTCTTTCTGCAACTGTAGGCGTACGATCTTTGTATCTGTTATGGAATTGGTCATCCAGATCCTTGAGCACGTCTTTAACGTCGCCCGCGGCACCCTTTATATCTTTATAGAGTTTACACCCTTCTTTTACTAGCTTAACTGCTCCGTTAGCTAGTGCAAATAGCGTTACTGGATCCATTCATTAGTTCGCTCCTAATGGTTCAATGCTATTTATTGCCCCTGTGGCCAAATTGGTAAAGGCAGCTCTCTCAAAAGGAGTGTTAGATGTTCCCGGTTCGAGTCCGGGCAGGGGTACCAATTTTCCTTGCATTTTAAGTGGGTTTATAATATAATATATAAAGGATAAATTATGACACCGTGGATTCAAAATGTATCGCTAGCCGATGTTCGTAACGGATTTCATATAGATGCGGGCGTAAATTCTATGTTGATTCAAATTGTGGATCCGGATATGGAATTCCCCCAGCCAAAATATCAATTTCGCGAGAAACATCAATTTAAGTTTTTAGATGTTGAAGAAAAAGATCAAGTATTAGACGAGTCTATGCGTTGCAGCCAGAAACAGGCCAGCGAACTGGTCGGACTCTTACAACATGCTCTTGAAAATAAGATGAATGTTGTAGTGCATTGCCATGCAGGTGTTTGTCGTTCTGGTGCAGTAGCAGAAGTTGGTGTTATGTTGGGCTTCCGTGATGCAGAAGCATTTCGTAGTCCAAACTTGCTAGTCAAGCACCGTATGATGAAATGTTTAGGTTGGACCTATGATGAAAATGAACCCCATACTATCAATGGTGTGACTTTATCTAGCGGAATTATAATTCCCACCAAAACAGTAGATTGGACTAACGATAATGAAAAAGTCTTTATGTTAGCGGCAGAACGTCGTGAACGTAGAGAGCGTGAAGGAGATATTTGATGTATCTACATAAAGAAGATTTAAAACTAATCAGTGAAATTTTAGCAGAGTTTCCAGAGGTGGAAACTTTTAAATTAGAAAGTGATAGTTCCAGTGGCATTGGATCTATTCTAAAGTTAATTGTAACAACAAAGGTTATGGGCAGAGATGCTGATATCACTTTTGACATTTCTGGCGTAGAAAATTGGTAAAAAAAGGAGGGCACTATGCCTAGCGTATTTTTAGTTAGCGACACGCACTTTGGCCACGCTGGCGTGTGCCGATTTTTGCGTGATGATGGAACTAAGTTAAGGCCGTGGGATGATCCAGATGAAATGGATGAAGCAATGATCGAGGCTTGGAACGAAAGAGTCAAGCCTACTGACAAGGTCTATCACTTAGGTGACGTTGTTATTAATCGCAAAGCATTAAAAACTTTAAGTAGATTAAATGGCGACAAAGTATTAATTCGTGGTAATCACGACATTTTTCGTGATACAGAATATAACGAGTACTTCCGTGAGCTTCGTGCGTATCATATTATGAACGGAATGATCTTAAGTCATATTCCAGTCCACGAAGCAAGTTTAGGTCGCTTTGGTGTTAACATCCATGGTCACTTACACTCTAACAGAGTTAAGAAAGCACGTGGTGTAGATGCTAGAACCGGTGCTGTATTATACGGAGATGAGATTGATGTTAGATATCATTGCGTATGCGTAGAACAAATCCCAGACTTTGCTCCAATCTTGTTTGAAGATGTTATCAAACGTATTGAAGCAGAAGGCGGATCGGTTGGTTTTAAAAATGGCAACGGACCAATAGTTGATTAACTACATTTAGGGCACTTTGGTGCCCTATTTTTTTGACTTTTATAATTAAGAATATATAATTTACATGTGGTCGTGAGTGGAATATGGCAGACCTCCGGTCCGTTGCGAAACGCACTTGGGAATGGGGCGCCGACTTAGTCACAGCCTTTGTAGGTTCGAATCCTACCGACCACACCAGATTTTTACGCTATAGACTAGGTTGCCTATAAGTAAAAGACAAATAAAGGAGACTATATGTCAAACACAGTAGAACAAATTAAATCAGCAATGGAAGCATTTTTGGCAGAAGATGCAAAATTTACCAGCGGCAATGGTGCAGCTGGAACTCGTGCTCGTAAAGCATTAGCTGAAATGAGCAAACTAATCAAAGCTCGCCGCAATGAAATTACAGAAGAAAAGAACGCTCGTAAAGAAGCCAAGGCAGCTTAATATGAACAGTAAGGATCTACCAGCTATATCATTAGATGATATAATTTTAGATCTTGATAAAATCGACGTCGGCGGAGATACCATGCATGTTACTGGTGGCGGGGGCGTCGATTATATCACAATAGATCCCCTTCCTATAGAATCAATTGATTTGTCCGGTCTTAATAATTTTTCTAGTTCAGTAACTATTCCCACAACAAATTATAGTCCATATAACTGGACAACTACATCGTCTGGTACTTATACAGTGTCTAATACCTGGACTAGTAGTCCATCGACAGTAACTATAGGAACCAATGGAATCGATATGGCTCCAGGTACTGATATTAAAGTAGATGGAAAAAGCCTAAAGGCTTTCATGGATAAAATGGAAGAACGATTGGCTATTTTGGTTCCGGATCCAAAAAAATTAGAAAAATTTGAAGCACTCAAAAAAGCATATGAACATTACAAGACTATGGAAAGTTTATGCTTTGATGAAGAGAAAGAAGAAAATAAATGAATGTTAAACTCGTATCCTACTCACAACCAACAGCAGAATTTGCCAACATGGGAATCGGAGATGCACAAGAACTCATTGCGTATTGCGCCCGTGTCAGCAACCCAAACAACCAATTCAATACAGAGACATCAGAGAAGCTTATTCGATATCTTGTTAAACACGCACACTGGAGTCCCTTGGAAATGGTTTCAGCCTGTGTTGAAATCACAACCACAAGAGACATTGCAAGACAAATTCTACGACACAGAAGCTTTTCCTTCCAAGAGTTTAGTCAACGATACGCTGACCCTACAAAAGATCTTAACTTCATCACTAGAGAAGCACGGTTGCAGGACACCAGAAACAGACAAAATTCTGTTGAATTGGACATGGCAGACCCTGAGCAGAGAGAGCTTGCACGTCTATGGGAAGAAAAACAACAGGCTGTCATTAGAGCCTCTAAGGAAGCCTACACTTGGGCTGTCTCGAACGGCCTAGCCAAAGAACAAGCTCGTGCTGTACTGCCAGAAGGTAACATTGAAAGTAAACTTTACATGAATGGCACGTTACGGTCTTGGGTACATTTTATTGAATTACGATCAGCCAACGGCACACAGAAAGAACATCAATTAGTGGCTCTGGCCTGTGCTAAAGCAATTGCTGCGATCTTCCCGATGACTGAGAGTCTAATCCAAAATGGATAAAGAAGTCACAGAGTTTTGTGAAAACTACGAGGTGCGTGTCCTAAACGATTCTAAACGCAGGGCACGATACCATCCTCCAAAGTTTTTTACAGACCCAGAACGTGCTGATATTATTCGCAACGATGTTGTTGAATATGAAACAGAGCGTGTAATTACTATGGAAATTCCAGAAGGCAGATTACGTACTCTAATAGAATTAGAAAAGCGTTTCTTCAAATGGCAACGACACAGCAAAGGCGAAATTGATATGTTTCAAACTCTAATGGACAAAGAAAGAGAAGAAGCAAATTATCGAAATATCAATCCTGCGGTAAAAAAAGCCTATGAGCAGTATTCAATTATGCTTAACTTGGCAGGATACCAAAGAAAATTTTGATTCATTTTTTTGCCATATTGACAGGTTTTTAAAAAGATCATATAATTAAAGTGTTCGACTACTAAGTCTGAAAAGGAATTATATATGAGAAATTATTGGACCTGTTCCCCATTTGCTGATTGGATCCGTGGCACCACTAAGTTAAAGTGCGGCACAGGAAAAGAATGGCGCGAATGGGAAGAGGCTGCTAAAGCCAAGTATCCAATCCGTTGGTGGATTGCTGAGGAAGGTTTAGATCGCATTCAAGATGTTTGGTGTTGGATTCCAGAAAGGATCAATGATGTACGCTACTATATCAACAATCGCTGGGTTACTAAAGCCCACGCTCTTACTGCTCACCCAAGCGACATTCCTCGCGGCGAGTGGCGTGATGTTGGCAACCGTTTTCTTCCATGTCTTTTTAATGAGCTTGTTGACTTTGTTGAAATAGAACAGGCATGGCATCATTGCGTTTGGAGTGATGAGGATAAGAAAAAATACGATTATCCATGGTGGCGTCGTTGGTATCGTAACTGGCGTTGCCCCGAAGCAGGCATTGCTTATCTAGAATGGGCAATGACTCTAACCAACGAAGAATTTTTAGACGAAGATCAAAAGCATCTAGCAGAGCCTACCTATCAGGCCAAAGCTGCTAAAGAAATACTAGAACTATATACTTGGTGGAAGGAAATCTATCCAAAGCGTCCAGATGTTTATGATGCCAGCGGATGGAGTGCTTACTGTGACATGCGTCGCGAAAAAGGGTATCATCTTCTTGATATGGAAGATAAAAACAAGGAAGAAGCAGAAATGTGTAAAATTGCCCTGGCTAAGAGTCAAGAGATTGAAAAAGCCTACAATGATGAAGATGAAGCAATGATGATTCGTTTGATTAAAGTAAGAGAAAGCTTATGGACCTAATGAAAACTGTTGATTCAGAACGAGAACAAAAACTAATTCAGTTGTATAAATCCTTTTTAGATTTAACGGATAAATCTTTAGGTGAAGGATATTCTGGTTTAGAAGTTGGAGATCAAATTAATAAATTTAATATCAAGGACGAAGGAATTTTACATTAATGAAATTACAGACACCAGCAGAAGGTATTCTTAAAAAGAATGATTGGGGTGATACTAAAATGTATCACGTTGTCTGTGACTGTGGTTCAGACGATCACACTCATAATCTTTGGGTAGAAGCAGAGGATATTGGTATCAGTGTAACTATCTATGCTACTGTAAAATCGCCTTGGTGGTCTACAAATCGTTTCAAACAGATTTGGACTCTCTTAACTAAGGGCTATCTTGAACACGAAACTGTATTAACAATGAATGAACAAACTGCATTAAATTATGCAGAAACTTTAAAGTCTGCTATAGTTGATACAACAAATTTTCGCAATCAACGATTGTCTAAAAAAGAAAACAAAAAAGTTTTAAAAGAAGCAAATGAGCAAGACTGTGTCTAAAAGTCCCGATCGTTTTTCTTTCCAAAAGGAAGGATATGTTAAGCGTCAGGCAGAAAAGGGCGAATCAGTTAACGAAGATTATCTTGATTATTTTGAAAAAATAATCGACCATCACGATCATAAATTTGATGATCCCGCTAGCCACGTTAATAATATGGAATACGATCTAGTAACCACTGATTGGATTTTGGAAAAAGTTCGTGCCAGCGAAACTTATGCCCAAAATTTATATGCGTCAATATGTAACAACGATTTTATAAAACTAGAAGTTGTTCCAATTCTTAGACAAGATCCAGACAAAGACTATTGGTCAGCTTCATGGAGATCAGCAGGTGGAATTATTGCAGACATGCGACAGGAAGGTGACTACATCGATTGGTACTGCTCTGGTATTGGAGATGGATTAGGTAACGGCGATGCTGATGGAATTAAAGGATATGTGCCAGAAGGCATGGTAACCGACGAGATCCGGAATGATCTCCAACGTCTTGGCTGGGCAGTGGTGCCTGGTGGAGATTGGGAAAAATTTGTTTAACTTAATAGGAGATTAATAATATATCATGACCTGGGAATTCTACGAGGTCTGGGCCGAAGATGATGACGGTCACGAAGAATTGGTTGAAACTACCAAAAGCAGAACTGAAGCACTTACTCTTGCCAAAAAAGCATTAGAAGAAGGTGAATATGCTTCTACCGTAATATATCAAGAAAATCCAGATGGTGATTTAATTACCATAGAGCGATTTTATGCAGATTGACAAATCCAAAAAATGGTGCTATACTGTATTTGTTTTATAACACACACAGGAGATAATTGTGGCAACAACTAAAAGTAAATCCGTAGCTATTCGTGAAAATTCAAAACGTGATGTTAGTCCAAAATGGGATGGTCACGAAAGTTGGTCTGCTGAACAATTCAACAGACAGTTTCGTATCTCTATGGAATACTATCGCTTAGAGCATTCTGGCAGGGAATTAAAACCAAAAATTATCAACTGGATGAGTCAAGCAGGATATAGCAAAGATCAGATTGCACAATTTAAAAAGACCCGCGATAATCGTTGTAATGTCACTATGGGTGCTATTGCAGCCAACCTATTAAAAGGAATGCCGCCGGTTCGTGCAGACTTTAACGAGGGGCGCAACACTGCACAATGGTTAGGTGAAGCAATTCAAAAGATTGTTATTGAAGGTAAAAATGACGTTGAGGATGAAGAAATTGACGAAGCAAAACCTGTAATTCCTCAAATTACAATCCAAGAACGTGTTCGAGAAGCTAGTTTTAAAATGACTGAAGAGATTGAAGATGCTCTAGAAAACTTTTCTCAAGATCCAGAATCTTTTGATCCAAAAGCATTTAAGGTCATGAATTTGTTGCGAGGCAAAGACGCTAAAGCTGCACACGCTCGTATTATTAAAGATTTTTATCAACGTCAGTATGACGAATATCTTGACTTACAAGAAGGTAAAGACGAACAACTTAAAGAAGGTTACAGTCATTTGACTAAAGCACAGGTCAAAAAAATTGTAGCATTTTACCATGAAATTCTCAGTGCTTGCGATATGTTGGCACAAGAAGCCAAAATTAATCGTAAACCACGTAAAGCCAAAGTTGTTCCCAAGGATAAAATTGTTGCTAAACTTAAATTTAAAAAGACTGATGAGCCTTTGAAACTTGTAAGTATTAATCCTGCTGACATTATTGGTAGCAAGGAATTGTGGATTTTTAACACTAAAACACGTAAACTTGGCAAGTATGTTGCTAACGAATACATGGAGTTAAGTGTCAAAGGAACGTCAATTACAGGGTTTAACGAAAACACCAGCATTCAAAAAACTATTCGCAAACCTGAAGAAAAACTCAAAGAGTTTAAGGCTGCTGGTAAAGTAGCATTGCGCAAGTTTTTAGATGATATTAATGCTACAGACACTAAAATGAACGGACGCATTAATGAAGATGTGATTCTACTAAAAGTAGCATAATCAATGTAAATATAGGCGGATAAATACTCCAAATAAGGAGTGTTTATCCATGCCTGATATTGGGCGAGTTGCCGTAGCAGATGCTTTTAGACGCATCATCCTCCAACCAAATAATGTAACTATTTCAGCTGATGATGTTGATGACGGTTTAACTTTAACCGCGGGCAACTTCATTGAATTCGTGCCTAATGAAGCAGGCGACGCTATTCAAATAAATGCTAACTCTACTATTTCTGCTGCCTTTGAAGGCGGCAATGTTCCCCTAGTAACAAACTTTCAAAACAGTCAGGCAGCTACTAATACTACTTCAGGTGCAGTGAGAATTACCGGAGGACTCGGAGTAGGTGGTGCGATATATGCTAGTAGTATACAGGCAACACCGGTTGGATCTGTAACAAAAGCCACAGGCGGATTTACCACACTGACTGCCACCGGAACAACTACATTAGAAGGCACTGTTAACATTAACGGTCTTGATGTTACTACTACGATTAGTCCATTAGGAACTGGTTCCGTAGTAATCAATCCAGCCACTGCTGGTACTATTAATAATATGAGTATTGGAGCCAGTACAAGAGGAACTGGTGCATTTACTACACTAGCCGCTAATAGTACAACTACGCTAACTGGTGCAGTTGACATCAACGGCAGTAATGTCAACACTACAATTTCGCCTACAGGAACTGGTACCGTCACAATACAACCAGCTGGCGGGTTAACTGTTAATCCAACTACCGCTGGTAACATTAATAATACAAACATTGGTGCAAGTACAAGAGGTACTGGTGCATTTACTACGTTAGATGCCAATTCAACTGTTGGTCTTAGTCCATCAAATGCCAATGTAACTATTAGTCCGACTGGTTCTGGTACTGTCACAATACAACCAGTGGGTGGTTTAACTATTAATCCAACTACCGCTGGTAATATCAATAATACAAATATCGGTGCAAGTACAAGAGGAACTGGTGCGTTTACTACATTAGATGCCAATTCAACTGTTGGATTAAGTCCTTTAGATGCTAATGTGACCATTAGTCCAACTGGTACTGGAACTGTTACAATTAATCCCACAACTGCCGGTAACATCAATAATATCAATATTGGTGCAAGTACTAGAGGTACTGGTGCATTTACTACATTAGGTGCCAATAGTACTGCAACTTTCACCGGTGTTGTAACTTTTAATACAACTACCAATAATCAAAGTTATACAACGACTGGAGCAGGTACTATCACTGTAAGTTCCGGCACAGTTGGTTCTATTGACAATATGAATGTCGGTGCCTCAACTAGAGGAACTGGTGCATTTACTACCTTAGCTGCCAATAATGCTGTCACGCTTTCGGCAGGTGCTAATAATTCATCATTTACTACCACAGGTGCAGGCGTCCTAACAATTAGTTCTGGAACAGTTGGTTCTATTGACAATATGAATGTTGGAGCCTCAACTAGAGGTACTGGTGCATTTACTACTCTAGCTGCCAACAGCACAACAACTTTAACAGGAGCAGTCGATGTAAATGGTGCCAATGTTAATACAACATTGTCTCCGACTGGTACTGGAACAGTTACAATACAACCAGCGGGTGGTTTAACTGTTAATCCAACTACTGCCGGTAACATTAATAATACAAACATCGGTGCAAGTACTAGAGGTACTGGTGCGTTTACTACATTGGGTGCAAATAGTACAATAAACATAGACACCACAACTAATAATCAAAGTTATACTACCACAGGTGCTGGTGCAATTACCATGTCATCTGGGGCTACTGGTTCTATTAATAACATGACAGTTGGTGCTACGACCGCAGCCACAGGAAGATTTACAACTGTTGAATCCACTATAGCAGATGGTACTGCACCATTTACAGTTGTATCAACTACCAAGGTTAACAATTTACAGGCCAATAGTGCCAGTAAGTTACACACAGCTAGAAACATTGGACTGTCTGGATTTATTACAGGAACTGCAAGTTTTGACGGAACACAAGACATAACCATAAGTACAACTTCCGGTCTTGATGTTATTACACTAGGGACCAGCACCGTTGGTCAGTATGCTATTACAGTCGGTGTTAGCGGTAGTGGTTTATCAGCAACTGCACCAAATGCTGCTGACGGAACATCTTATACTATTACGTCTAACGCTACTTCTGCAAACACTGCTGGTACATTAGTATTTAGAGAAGCGGTAACTGGAAATTTTAGCGCAGGAACAATTAGTGCTGCTATCAATGCTTCAACAATATCTGCATCAAGTACAGTGACATTAGATCCAGCAAATGCTAACTTATCGTTAGCACCAACAGGGACTGGCACTGTTACTATCAACCCAGCTACCGCAGGTTCAATTAATAGAATGAGTATTGGTGTTACAACTAGAGCAGCAGGTAATTTTACAACTCTTGAATCTAACGGACAGACCAGATTCACCGCAGGCTTTGCAAGTACTAACACAACAACTGGAACATTAGTGGTAACTGGTGGAGTAGGAATCAGCGGAGCATTAAGAGTGGGCGGAGCAATTAATGGCTCTACCTCAATTAGTACATCTTCACTTAGTAGTAATACATATACTTTTTCCAGCGGTGTTGGCGGTGGATTAAGACAGGGCATCGCTGGATTCTCGGTTTTTGTCGATGCCTTCAGTCAATTTAATACTGATACTCAAACAGATTTTGATATCACTTCAGAATTATGGCCATTTAGTAACGGGTACAGCTTTGTAAGGATTAGTTGCATTGCCATATACGAAAATGATTTTGGTGCTCCGACAGCTAGAGCTAGATTGCATAAATCTTGGATCCAAGGACTTTGGTATAACGATGCAACCTCAACCTGGACTATTGAAGGTGCAGCGTTAGAACACGGTGCATTTAATACGGATTCTACTAACTTTCCAGCAGGAGCAGTTAATGCTGGAAAAGCATTAATTGTAGCTTCAGGATCTAAATAAGAAAATACAGTGAACGCACTGAAATTTATGTAATAAATCCTCTAGATCCAGGACACAAAATTTTAAAATCATTTGATCATTTTGAAAATCTTACAGAAGAAAATTGTGTGCAGATTCTTTCTGCAGATCAGCAGGTTTTAGAATTTGTTAACAAAGAACACACTTCTTTTAACACGCCCAATCCTGAATAAAATATAGGTAGATAAATATTAAATCATGAACAAAACTACCGTAGATCAAGCATTAGAATTACTGGGCACAGCCATAAAATCACAGGCTGCAGCCAATGTAAACGTTGAACATTTTCTTCAAAATCTTCCAAAACGTTCCCTGAGTGGGGACCATATTAATGGAGGCAAGATTGTTAATTTTGCCAGCACTGGTATCGCTGATCGTGCTACAAAAACTCAGCTAACTATTACAGATCAAGAAATTGCAGTTGATAATCTACGTGTAAACACAGTCAAAGATAATCTTGCTGTAGAAGGTAACATCACTGCTCAAAGTATGGAAGTGGCTGGTTTGCTCAAAGCAGGACTATTACAAGTTGACGAAATTAGAGCCGATGTAAAATTAGAAAAGTTCAGTCCTTTAGAGTTTAAATCAACATCAGAGGACACATACTACGGTAAAGGTATTATTTGGACTGGTGGTAAAATTACCAAACAGTTTGTTATGAGTGCTAATCCAGATCGTTTATTTTCCACAGAAAATTTAGACTTGGCAAAAGATCGTCACTTGTCTATAAACAATGTGACTGTACTAAACGAAAACGAACTAGGACCTAGTGTTACTAAAAGTAACATTAAAGAATTAGGTAGACTAAGAGGATTAACAGTAGATGGAGACATTATTGTTAATCAATACATGTTCTATGATTCAATCAGTGATAGATTAGGACTAGGCACCGATACTCCTCATGCTGCACTTAGCGTAGCAGAAGATGCCATAGAAGTAGTGTTAGGCACCAGAGAAAGTTCCAGAGGTATGGTTGGAACTTATGCCAGCTTACCTTTTGATATTGTTACTGATAACAGACCAAGAATCAGCGTAGAGCAAAATGGCGATATTAAATTAGGCAATACTACACAGGCGCCTGTGCAAATTTCAGTGCATGGAAAATTAGCTATCAAAGTTAAAAATCCAGATCCTGAAGTAGATTTGCATGTAGCTGGTCCAATTAGATATCACGGACATATTCATATGTATGGTGAAGTTGCACCATCAGCAGGCGAATATGTCAAGGGCGATGTTGTTTGGAATACTAATCCACAAGTTGGATCACATGCTGGTTGGATCTGCACTGCCAGTGGTAACCCCGGTCGTTGGGCTGCATTTGGAGCAATAGTTAACGTATGAGCAATGTAGATCAAAAAATTACCGCAGTCACTGACGCACTGAAATTATTACTACAAGAAGAATTTCAAGAAGTCAGTCTGGTCAATATACAGCATGTGGAATTCAAAGCAGGCAAGGAAGGCACTGTTGTAGGCAAAGGGTTACTTTGGACTGGCAATGGTCTGGTAACTAAACAATTTGTTGCTACCACAGGTCCAGATAGATTTTTCAGTACTGATTCAATTGACCTAGGCAAAGATAAAAATTTTAGTATTAACAACGTTCCTGTATTAAATGAAAAAGAATTAGGACCAACTGTAACAAAAAGTAATTTAAAAGAAGTTGGTAGATTAAAAGGATTAATTGTTGATGGCGATCTACAAATTAATCAATACTTGTTTTACGATAGTTCATCAGACAGATTAGGCCTTGGAACAGATGCTCCTAATGCCATGTTCAGTATTTTAGAAAATGGTGTTGAAGTAATGTTAGGAACCACTGAACATAGTAGAGGAGCTGTGGGTACATATGCTGCCAACGACTTTGATATTGTTACTGATAATACTGCAAGAATTTCAGTAAGCGGCAGCGGAGACATTGAATTAGGAAATAAAAACTTTGGACCCAGCAAAGTAACTGTTAATGGTAAATTAGGGATCAATGTTTCCCAAGTAGATCCTAGAGCAGAATTACAGGTCAGTGGTGCTATAAAATTCAATAACACACTACATCTACGCGGCACTGAACCTCCTAGTGGCGGCAATCATTCAGTAGGTGACATTGTTTGGAATTCACAACCAGCAATCAACAGCTTTATTGGTTGGGTATGTGTTCAATCCGGCATTCCTGGTCAATGGCTACCGTTTGGACAAATTCAACCATCATAAATGCAGTCTCTAGTAATTGGCAATGGCGAAAGCCGTAAATCTATAGATATCAGTAAAATTAACTGTGTCAAATATGGATGTAATGCTATACATAGAGATCTACATGTTGATCATTTAATCTGTGTTGACAGTAGAATGGTCGATGAAGCATTAAGATCCCAGTTGTTAATTTATACTAGACACAATTGGATTAATCAATATCAACAGCATTCACATGTGCGACTAGTACCAGATTTACCATATAAAGGTAATGCAAGGCCCGACGATCCATGGCATTGGGGTAGTGGTCCATATGCTGTGTTGTTGGCTACTAATAGACACGATGAAATTAATCTAATAGGGTTTGATCTTTACAGCAAAGACGGATTAGTTAATAATGTCTATAAAGACACTAAAAATTATCTTACTGCGGATAAACCCAAAGTAGATCCCAGTTATTGGGTTTATCAAATAGGTCGTGTGTTTGAATGCAATCCAAAGAAAACATTTAAAATTTACAATGAAGATGAATGGCAATTGCCTAGAGAGTGGCAATTGCCCAATGTCAGTAAAGAAAATTTACAGGGTCTTGCAAACTTCATAAATAGTTCTGTATAATAACACACAGCGGTCTTCAATGGCATTCACCCCGCTTTATAAATTCTGCATGTCATCAAACTTGCTCATTTTTCATAAGGAGACTAGAGATGGCAAATTATCTTTCAACAAAAACATATGGCAACGACAGAGGTCTTAGTTGCTGTTTTAGACAATGGCGTTCAACGCACAGTCATTGTTCATTAATCCACGGATATAGTATTGGAATCAAACTTGTTTTCGAATCTGAAACTTTAGATGATCGCAATTGGGTCATGGACTTTGGTGGACTCAAAGCATTCAAAGAATGGTCAGAATGGCAATTTGATCACACTCTGGTGGTTGCTAACGATGACCCCCACTTAAGCTTTTTTAGGCAAATGAGTCACTTGGGAGATCCTCCTGTATCAGGAACAGGATCAATTGTAAATGTTAAACCTCATGAACGTAAGGCTTTGTGCGATCTTAGAATTGTAGATGGGGTTGGCTGCGAAAAGTTTGCAGAACTGGTATATCGTACAATGAACGAAATTTTAGAAGCATATCAAGAAGGAAGAGGATGGACACATCCTGATGGTCGTGTGTTTGAAGCACGTTATCCTGTTGGACAAGGTGTACGTCTTCGTTCAGCAGAAGTATTTGAACACGCAGGAAATTCAGCTGTATACGAAGGATGAATAGTTTAGAAAAAATATGGGCTCGGGCAACTGGGCATCTAATGGGACAAACAGACGAAGATCGTCCGGATGTTCCAATTCTTACTGTACGTGAAGCGAGGATCGCATTGTTTCTCAAAACTTTTTGGGTTATAATTCATGTGGTAACCTGTTTGTTTATTATAGCCAACGTAATTAGACACTGGTAATGTTAAACGTAATCTGTCTCAAGCATGGTACAAAATACGGTGCCAACTACGTAAACAATCTTTACAGTATGATACAACGGCATCTAACTGTGCCGCACAATTTTATCTGTTTTACAGATGACCCTACAGACTTTAATCCTAGTATCAGTGTAAGAATACTGCCAAACAATCCTGTTCAAGGTTGGTGGTGGAAACCTTACATTTTTAAACGCGGCCATTTTTACAAGGAAGATATCAACTTATTTTTTGATCTAGATATGGTCATTGTAAGGAACATTGATCATTTTGTAAATTATAATTCTGGTAAATTTGTAGGACTTGAGGATGTTGGTCGCATATGGGGAACAAGACCTCCAAAACTAGGAAGTGCCGTGTTAAGATGGCAAGGTGATCACTACGAACATTTGTGGAATAATATAGAACAAGATCCTGGTATCTGTAAAAAATTTCACGGAGATCAAGATTATATCTGGAGTGTATGTAGAGAACAAATTGAATTCTTTCCTGCAGATTGGATACGCAGTTATAAATGGGAAATAAGAAAGCACGAAGAATTGGTTAGGCAAGGCAGCGGCTATAACTTTAAAAATATTGCCAATCCAATTATTCCTACAGAAACTTCTGTACTGGCATTCCACGGTACTCCTAATCCCCATGAAGTAATGGATCCTGTAATTGTTGACAATTGGCGGTAATGAGTATACAATTACTGCATGACTAAACGTATAGGTTTTGCCTGCAAGTGGATTGATTCTCCTACACAAGTAGATGGGATCAAACCCAAAGATGATTGTAAAAAATACAATACCGGTAGTACTACCGTAGCCTGGTTAAATAGACAGACTAAAGACGTGGCTACTGAAAAACTCTGGTCCCTTATGGAACAGAACATTGAATCGTGCCGCTTACTTGTACAACGAGTAGGAGAATTAGATGAAGATCTTAGAATGGTACGACTCAGTAGCGATATCCTTCCTGTGTACACTGAGCCAACTTGGAGTTGGTTTTGGCGGACTCCCGATGTCCGAGCCTATTGCGAAACAGCATTTCGAACCGTGGGCGAAGTGGCCCGCAAGAATAATGTTAGGCTTAGTTTTCATCCTGGTCAGTTTACTGTGCTGGCATCTGAGTCAGACGATATTGTAAATCGTTCAATAGAGGAATTTGAATATCATGTGGACATGGCTCGCTGGATGGAATATGGTAAAACGTTTCAAGACTTTAAAATCAACGTTCATATCGCGGGTAGACGAGGCCCCGATGGAATTCGTGCTGCGTTACTTCGGTTAACTCCAGAAGCACGTAATACTATTACTATTGAAAATGAAGAAAATGCATGGGGGTTAGATGACTGTCTTAGTATTTCTGATGTTGTTCCTATTGTGCTTGACATACATCATCACTGGTGTCGTGAAGGTGAGTATATTGCTCCAGCAGATGCCAGCGTCAAAAAGGTCATCGATAGTTGGCGCGGTGTTCGTCCTGCTATGCACTATTCCGTTAGCCGTGAAGATATTCTTGTTGGACACACAAGAGATCAATTCCCAATCATGGAATCTTTACTTTCAAGTGGGTATAAAAAAGCAAAACTCAGAGCACATTCAGACTTCTACTGGAATACAGCAGTGAATGAATGGGCACTGAGTTTTAGGGAAAACTTCGACATCATGTGCGAGAGCAAAGCTAAAAATTTAGCATCGTTCGCACTCTACGAAGAAGCTAAAAGATTAGGCCTTTGATTTAGGGGTACGACCAGCTGATTTCTTAACAGTTTCTTTAGCCTTGGCTGTTGTCTTTTTGGCAACTGTCTTGGCTTTTTCTTTTACAACTGCTACATCAGCAGAATCAACCTTGCCATCCTTGTTAACATCGGCAGTGGCTTTTACACCTTCTACCACATTTTGGACAGCGGCCTTAGCATCAGCAGCATCTACTTTACCATCATTGTTTACGTCTAAGCCCTTAGAGCTACGATTGTAATAAATGAAAGCACCTAGTGCTACTACAACTACTGCGAAAAGTACGATTTCCATGGTTAAATCTCCTTGTGGTTTATTTATACGGTAAATATAGACATGCTACATTTTATTAAAAGTTTACAAGAATCTAAAGATCGAAGAGAAATTTACCAAGACAAACTTAAATTTGGTAAAGATGAGCTTGCACCTGTGATGAGCGAAGATACTGTAAAGTATCACTACGACGGGCTAGCAGCAAAATATTCAGAGAGATATAATAAAGGAGAAGGTGATGCTGACTTTAACTACGGCGGCGCTGTTTTACATAATTTGTTTTTTGGCAATCTGGCCCCTCCCAGAGCTGCAAACAAACCAGAAGGAATTAGTAAAACCTTAATAGAAGAAAAATACAGTAGTTTTGACAAGTTTAAAGAAGCAGTTGAAAAAGAGTTCATGGCAGCACAAGGATCTAATTGGATCTATATGGACACTGACGGTGAACTACATACTATTCATAATCACGAATACCGTAAAGGTATGAAAATTGCACTGTTAATAGATGCTTGGGAACATGCTTGGGCTCTTGACTATCAGCAGGATAAAGCCAAATATCTATCAAATATTTGGAGAATCATTAACTGGGATGTTGTTGATATTAGATTAGGAGTTTAATATGGCATATTCAGATAAAGTCATAGATCATTATGAAAATCCACGCAATGTGGGCAAGTTTGATATTGACGAAACTATTGGCACAGGTATGGTTGGAGCCCCTGCTTGTGGCGACGTAATGAAGTTACAAATTAAAGTAGAAAATGGAGTAATAACTGATGCCAAATTCAAAACATACGGATGCGGATCAGCAATTGCAAGCTCGAGCCTTGTCACAGAATGGGTCAAGGGCAAATCGCTTGACGAAGCGAGAGAGATTACTAATTCAAGTATTGCTGAAGAACTTGCCCTTCCACCGGTTAAAATACATTGTTCAATACTTGCAGAAGATGCTATAAAAGCAGCCATAGAAGATTATAAGAAAAAACATGATATCACTAACTCCGTTAGCAGCTAAAAAAGTCAAGCAAAATCTAGATCGTAGAGGTAAAGGTTATGGAATTAAAGTAGGAGTAAAAACTACTGGATGTTCTGGCTTTGCATATGTTTTAGAGTATGTGGATAATCCTATAGAAGAAGATATGAGTTTTGTCAGTGAGGGTGTTCATATCTTTGTAGATCCAAAAGCACTACCGTATCTAGACGGAATGACTATGGATTGGTTTAGAAAAGGTCTAAACGAAGGATTTGATTTTGTAAATCCTAAAGAACGTGATCGCTGTGGCTGCGGCGAAAGCTTTAGAATTTAAACTTTTCCCACCGGAATATCAACGCTAGCGGGCATGTCCCAGATTTTCTTACGCTCAACTCCTTTACGTTGAGCAAATTTTTTAGAATCGCATTCAGCACAACAATGAAAATAGTGATTACTTAGACGTTTAGTCTGTATCTTTTTTAATTCTCTTTCAAAGTTTTTTCCGCAGTTATCACAGATAAAAAGAGCAATGGTCTTTTTTCTTTGCTTTTGATATACATGACAATATTTACGTTAGGCTTATAGATTTTTTGAATAAATATTACGGTAACCACATTTTATTGGGGCTTTAGCATGGTAAGAAAAGTAATTGACGTTGGCCTATCCAACAACGACGGCACAGGCGATAGTATTCGCGATTCGTTTAAGAAAGTAAACGACAACTTCCAAGAATTATATGCATCACTTGGTTTAGGTGAAAGACTTAGATTTATTAATTTAGATGATGCTCCGGGATCCTATCTTAATCAACAGGGAAAACTGTTAGTTGTTAATCAAACACAAGACGGCCTTGAATTTAGAAGAATTCAAGGTACAGCACAATTAGCTATTGATGTTGACGACACTGCCGGAACTATTACATTAAGACCGTTAAATCAAGACATTATAAATGATACAATGATGAGTCATACGGAACTATGACTGGGCCTTTGGTTCTTTCTAGAAATCCAATTACTGCAGATGATGAAGATTACGACGGGTTAGTTGCAGCATCAAAAAGATATGTTGACCTTTCAAGTTTTACCAGTACAACTTCATTGTATGTAAACCGAGGAGGACAGGATTCTAGAAATGATATTCCTGAAAATAGAATTGGTAGATCACCAGCATATGCATACAGAACTGTCGAAAAGGCTTTAAAAGAAGCTGAAAAACTTATTGCCGACAGTCCGTTTGAACTCAGCGTATATGCAAAAAGATTAGTGTACAGTGACGGTATCCCTTGTACTTTAACCAAAATTGAACCAGCATTAAATGCAGGGTCCGGCGGTGTAATCATTCCTCGATTAGCTGTAGACACTTTTACACTAAGAAATTCCGGTACTGGTTATAAAGCTGGTGATATTTTACAAATGGGATTGGCTTCAAATCCTGGAACATTTACCAGCAGAGCAAGTGTACGCATTCTTCGTGTTAGTAATGTAAATGGAGCTATACTTACATATGAAATTATTGGTAACGGAAATTATACCGGATTACCTGGAGTTTCCGACGTCGGTACCACATTGTCTGTGGCGCAACAAGGATCTGTTGGTGCTGGTGCTACCTTTAATTTAACGTATAGAGTATCAGAATTATCAATAACCACAGCAGGTTCTAACTACGGTCCGGTTAGTATCATTATCACCGGTGGTGGAGGTAGTGGTGCTGCTGCATCTGCTATTGTTTCAAGTGGTCAAATTGTTGGCACCACACTATTACAATCAGGTAGTGGGTACACCTCTCTTCCTACTGTTGAAGTTTACCTTCCTAGATTATTTGTGTTTACCAACGGTGCTAGAACAGATTTTTCAGCATCAAACGATCCTCTAGCTAGAGATATTAGAGAAGGGTTAGGTATTAAAGGATCAACCTCTGGAGCAGTAGCAGAAATACTATCGCACAATGCTATTTTAGACGATTCGGCGGGAGGATATCCTTCGGGTACTGGTAAGAACGAAATTTTTGATGTAGGTATCCTTAGCGGACAATTTATACCCGGGGAAGAATTATTGTATGGCGAATTAATCAAAACAAAACAACTTACTGTTCAAATTGAATCGGGATCATTTGAAGAAAACTATCCGTTGAGAGTTGCTAATAACGTTTCTATTATTGGTGAAGAATTTCGTAGAACATTAATTAGACCAAAACCTGGAGTTAGTACCAGTCCTTATACTCAGGTTTATTTTAGACGCGATCCGATCATTGATAACATGAGAGTTACTAATTTATTTGGTATTAATTATGCTATCGACACAACAGCAACACCGAGTGCTATTAATGGAGACATTACTGTCACTTTGGGTGCAGGGTCAACAAACACTAATTGGGTCGGAAAAATTTGGAAATCATCTAGTTTGCGAGGCGAAGGAAGAATTTTATCTATTACTAATTCTACACAATTCCAAGTTAGAATTCATGATGATTTAACTGGTACCACAACTATTCCTGCCGGAGCAGTATTTACAGCTACAATTTCTGGAACTACTTTAACAGTATTATCTCCGCCAACAAGCGGGTCGTTGACAGCAGGAATGGAGATAAACGCTGTTGGATCAACAGTCGTTTATATTGGTACTAGTATATTAAGACAGTTAACAGGAACCACTGGAGGGGCAGGAACTTACGAACTTAGTAGAGGTTCTAAAATTACTAACGCAACGTCCATGTTTGCTTCTAACTGGCAAATTTATTCTGTTAGTGAATACGGTTATCATTACCTATCTGATCCAAGTAGACCTATTTGGCCATTGTTAGAAAACACTGGTCGATTAGTTAATGCAGCAACTCTTTTAAGAAGAAATAGAACATTTTTACAAGAAGAAGTTTTAAATGAAGTTATAAAAACTTTTACATCATTTAATACGGCCACTTGTAAAAGAGATGTAGGTCTTATAATTGATGCTATTGTTTATGACATGACCTATGGCGGCTATAGTAGAACTGTCGAAGCTGCATTAAAATATTATCAAAGTCCTAGTGGTAGACTATCCATTGGTATTAGCGGAACTCCAGAGACTGGATTTATTGATCTTCCAGCTCAGGGAAATCAGAAAGGTCCCACTTTAGGTGCAATATCTTATCTTAATACGCTGACATTAAAAGTTATTAAAAATGAGCCTATAACCAGAACAAATACTAATCCAGAGGCATTTCAAGAAATTAATTTTTCATTAACAAGAGAACCTGCTGCAGAAGGCATCCTGAACAATTTAATAAATGTTATTTTAGGAATGCTTGGTAGTCCAGAACAGGTAAATTTCCCCAAGGATAATAGAGAACTTGATGTGTTTATGATGAATGATGCTAATATTCTTCGTCAAATTACAATTCAAGGACACGGGGGGTTTGCACAGGTTCTTGATCCAGAAGGTCAAATTTTAAATAAATCACCGTACTCTCAACAGGGATCGGTATTCTCAGCTAGTACCAATGAACAAAGATTTGCGGGCGGTATGTTTGTTGACGGTTATTCCGGCAATCAAATGATGAGAATACGCAGCAAAACCACAACAGGTAGTGAAGCTAATTATGTCTTTGAAGTAGACAAACTTAATAGAAGACCTCAATTACCATGTCCTTTTACTGTTGAGGGTGTAACATACATTGTCAACTACCTACGTAATTTTGTTTACAGTGTGGGAGCAAATGGATCTGCTGCTACTTTAGTTTTAGATAGTTCTACTCCGTATACGAATGCTATAGCTGGTATTATAACTCCGTGTACAGTCACAGGCGATGGAACTTATGCTAGATTAACTTTCCCTTTAGCCAGAGCTAGTGCTCCGTTTACCGTAGGAAACATGATTGATGTCAGCGGATTTGTTAGTACTGCGGTTGGATATAATGGCGTATGGACCGTTACAGCCTGTACCACTACCTATGTTGAGTGGCTCAGTGGTGAAACTGTTTCAAGTAGTGGAGGAACAGTAGCGGAAAGTTTTGAATTAATTACAGCAGGATATAGAAGTTTATTAAGCAATGACTGGACCCAATTAAATGACATGGGCTACGGGTTGTTTGTTACCAACGGTGGTATTAGTGAAGCTGTTGGTATGTTTACCTACTATTGCTACAATGCATACTATTCTTTAAATGGCGGTCAAATCCGTTCAGTTGGAGGTTCGGCAGCACACGGTGTGTATGCTTTAAGAGCAGAAGGTTCTGATCCTAAAGAAGTTCCTGATGCATGTATTGTCGGTAGAGATTTTATTATGACCGCTAGTGTGTATTCTCAAGGGCAATACACTAATGCTAGGGGTGATAATGAACTCTATGTTACTAATTTTCCGTACGAACCATTAGTTGACAGTGAATTAGAAATCCTTCATTATAGAAATCTTACCGCAGCAGACGGATTGCCAATTACACAAATTGCTCAGAGCGGAACAAAAACTGTTTTAAGTATTGCAAATGCCGATCAATATTTCCAGGCTAGAGAATTTGTTCAAATTAACGGCATTGTATCGAGTGCCAGTCAAGCGGCGGTGTTTAATTACAATCAAAAAATTAGTACCAATGATAGCGGAACTTTTAGAGTTGATTCTGTTACCTCAACAACTTTAACTATCGATGCTTCAAGTGTTGGAACATTAGCTACACCTGGTATTACATTAACTAGTCCAATATCGTTCTCTAACGGAGTAGTTACAGCAACGTTTGCTAGCCAAACACAAAATCCATATGTTACTGGTCAAAAGATTAGAGTCAGTGGTATTACTGTTAGCGGCGGTGCTGGAACCGTTACTGGTGCAACTGTAACCGGAAATGCAACAACTGGAATCGCAACTATTACCTATTCAGATAGAGCTGTTCCTTTTGCAGTTGGTCAAATAATTTCAATTGCTAGTTTTGCCACTGGTGGATTTAATAATGCTACAGCTCAAGTATTAAGTTGTACTAGAACCACGTTAACTTACAGTAATGCCACAGCCGGTACCAATGTAACCGGTGGTGTTTTAACTCCTAGCTATAATACTGAGCTTGGTGTTGTAACTGCGGTAACGCAAACTACAGTGTCATATAGTTTAGGTGCAGTTACTCCCGGAACTTATTCCAGTGGTGGAGCACTAAACGCAATGATTAGAGCAACCGGAGTTAGAAGAATCTATGCAATCAATAGTGCTAACTACGGCGATGGTTCAAGCTTTGGTGGAATACCAAATGGAACTGCTAGAGTGTTTTTTGAACCACTGGTTACACAACCAGGTGAGACTGGACTCTATGCCAGTGTTCAAGACGGTCAACCTGTAATTATTAGACAGTCTAGACAGGTATGGCTAAACGGGGTAAGCAATACTTCCGCTGCTAAAAAATCAACAGCACTGTTGTTTAACGCTGATAATCCTTCCACTGATGTTATCGATGTTATTTCGTATACTACCGGCGGACTAGTAAACAGAATTAGTCCAAATGAAGAGGTGATTGCAGCCTGTAGAGAAGGCTATCGTTATATTGATTTAACCGCAGCTAACGTACAAAGAAAGGTAGGTAACGATTATTATGGATCTGTTGGATCAACTAATGTAACCGTAAGTACTATTACAAACACATTTGATATCGCTAAATTAAATTCTGGTAGATATTGTTTCCATTGGTATGGAGTACAATATCGTGTGCTATCATATACTGCCCCAAACAGTCCAACCGCAGCATTTGTCACATTAGATCGAACATTACAACATCCGTTAACTGGTTACAATAGTCAAATTACAGTTCTTGTTGGACCTAAACACGGAGAAACTGGTTCTATTACCATTAAAATTTCCACATTAAGGGCTACAGCGTTTGACCTGTTAGATATTGGGTCGGGAAGTTACGCAGACACTAACTACCCAAATAATATATTTGGGCCACCAGTTAATGCCAACCAACCTAACAATGAAGCTGCTGAAGTAGGAAAAGGTCGTGTATTTTATACAACTATCGATCAAGAAGGTAACTTTAAAGTTGGTAAATTGTTTGGAGTAAATCAATCAACCGGTGAGGCAACTTTAAGTGCTAGAATTTCCTTAACAAATATTGCATCTTTACAATTATCACAAGGTGTGCCAATTTCAGAATTTTCAGCTGATGGAAATTTTAGCAGTCCAAGTGCCGGAACTGTAGCTACTCAATTGGCCACAAAGCTATACATTGATAGAAGATTAGGTCATGATGGAACAGCAGCATTAACCGTTGACCGTATTGGTCCAGGGTTCATTGACACTGACGGCGATAACGCAATGGCCAATAACCTAAATATGGGTAATGCTGGCCGTATTATTAACATGAAGAATCCGCAATCAGACAATGATGCGGCTACAAGACGTTGGATTAGTATTCCTCACTTAAATGGAAATGTTGGTTCAGTATCAATTCCCAACTGTTCAGTTGTTGGTAATGGTACTACTGCAACCGTAACATTTAGTGCTACTCAAGGAAGTGCACCGTTTGTTACTGGTCAGGTGATAGGAATTACAGGTTTTTCAATAGCCGGGTTTAATAATGACGAAGCTGTTGTTTTAACATGTAACACTACAGGATTAACTTATTCAAATACTACTTCTGGTGGACCTGCTACTGGAGGAAAAATTAGTTCGGTTGGACGAGGAAACTTATTAGTTTATACCGGAACAAATAATTCTGATATCAATGAAACAAACGTTGCTACAGAAGGTTTTGTAAATGCTGCGGTAACTGGTGATCTCGATATCACTCTTGATCAATCATTAAGAACAATTAATTTCCAGTTAGTTAATGAAACTGTTGTTAATTCTGATATTAATTCATCGGCAGCAATTGAACAAAGAAAATTAGATATCACAAATAGTAAAGCAACTACTAGTTCATCAATTAGTAATGTGTCGGCAACTTCTACTGGTGGTATAGTTACAGTTACATACTCCGCTCAAACTGATTCTGTAACTGGTAATTCAGCAGTACCTGTAACAGCAGGTGATAGAGTTATTATTAGCGGATTTGCTAACAGTACTTTAAATGGTGTATTCACTGTTAATTCAAGTCCTACTCCTTCAGGTACATCATTTACATATAATGCAACTACAACACCTTCTGTAATCTCAAGTGGACAGACAACAGGTGTAATTACTCTACAGAGAGGAGTAAGCACATTTGACCGAGGACAGTTTACTGTAACAAATGGTTATGCGTCAATTAAAAATAACGGTGTTCAATTAGGAAAACTTGTACCGATTAATCAAAATCGAGTATTGGGATATACAGGTGCTACTCAAACCGGTGATGTTGGTGAAATTACACTAACTGCTGTTGTAAGTGGTGGTGGCGGAATTACCAAAGGATTATATACCTCGGCTGGTGTACTTTATGCCAAAGTTGGAGGGTCTCAAAATGATGCTGATTTTATTGTTTTACCAACCGAATCAACTACTTACACTACAAGTAATACAGCTAACAGTGTTCAAAATTTAGTTGCTAGAAACAACAATGGAAATGTAGGACTTAATGATTTAATTCTTGATGGTGATCTATACTTAAGTAGATCAACAATTGGCAGCGGCGCTGATTATAAATTATTAACCATAACCGCCGGTAGTGGTTTTAAATCAGCAACTTACTACGGTGCAGGTTCAGTAGCTAAAGGAAGAATTACTATTCAGGTTAGTGACTCTGGTACTAGCAATGATATTACCAAATATTTTAACAATAAACATGTGTTTATTGGTTCAGACGGTATTCAAGACGGTGTTGTTGTAACCAAAGCTCTATCAGCTGGTGAAGATTTAGCAGATAACAATGGTGGCAAAGTCTACGGCAACTGGACATTGAATGGTAACAGTAAATTTGAAGCTACCTATGCTGACTTGGCAGAATACTATGAAGCAGATCGAGAATATGATGTAGGCACTGTGTTGGTGTTTGGCGGAGACAAAGAAGTTACAACTTCAAATGTTAAAAACGATCACAGGGTAGCAGGTGTTGTTTCTAATACTGCTGCCTACACAATGAATCAAGCATGTCCGGGTATTAAGACCTGCGTAGCACTACAGGGTCGATTACCAGTTAAGGTAGTAGGAAAAGTAAACAAAGGGGATCTAATTGTCACATCGGGCATACCAGGTGTGGCGATGGCAGCGACTGGAGACGTCAAAGTTGGTACGTTGATAGGTAAGGCCATTGGATCTTACGATTCGGACAGAATTGGAACTGTTGAAGTCTCAGTGGGAAGAACATAATGGCTAAAAAAACTATAAACACACAACAACCGCAGGATTTTATCAACGTTGGTTCTGCACCTAACAGCAAAGACGGAGACAGTTTACGGGCAGCATTTGCTAGATTAAATGATGCTATTGATAATATTGATTCCAACTTTTCAGAATTATATACCGCGGTTGGACAGCCTGTTGATGGTAATCTTAAAACTGACATTGTTGGTAGTGTATTTGGTGATGACAGCAGTTTGTTAGTCGATGGAGTAATGAACAGAATCGTTGGACCTGTTTACAATGCTGTTGGTAATATAAAAATCACAGGCGGAACTGTTGGACAGATTTTAAGGACTGATGGTAGTGGTAATTTAAGTTGGGTTACTACTTCACAATTTAGTGGTAATTACAACGACTTAACAAATAAACCAACTATACCTACCAGCTTTGATAGACTATCTAATAGCGGTGATGAAGTTATTTTAATTGGTGGAGCTAATCCGTTCGTTACTTTTCCTGCCATTACGGGCGGCGATCAACTAATAATACAAGGTGCTGAAGTTAGTTCAGTGTCAGGCAGTCTTGCATATATCTGGGAACTTGACCATTGAAGGTGAAAGCTATGTAATTATTGATTCTGCAAATAATGGACAGATTGAGATAGGACGAAGCAGTGGTGTAGGAGCTGTGATACTAGGTAATAAATCCTTAGGCACCAATTCAATAATTGACAGTGATTTATTTGTTAACAACGGAGTCTATGAAAGATTCAGTAGTTTGGCCGATGCCACAGGTATTGTAACACACAACTGCGCCAACGGACACATATTCTATCACACCAGCCCAGATGCTCTTTTTACAGTAAACTTTACCAATCTAAATTTACCTATTGACTATGCTACCTCATTGACCTTGATCATAGCACAAGGTGGCACAGGCTTTATTCCTAACTCTGTTGGAATAAGTGGAGTATTACAGACCATAAACTGGCGGGGCAATGTTATCCCAACACCCAGCACCAACAGAACAGATGTAGTTACTTTTAGCATTATCTGCACAGCTCTAAATACCTATACTGTGCTGGGACAACTAACAGGATACTAACAGAACGGTAAATATACTAAAGAGAGCGGAATATGGCTATACAAACAATTAACATAGGAAATGCTGTAAATGATGGTCTAGGAGACGATCTACGCACGGCTTTTCAAAAGGTCAACGCTAATTTTGCAGATTTAAATAGCCAGCAATCAATTACTGGTCAAAATCTTAATACAGCAACAGGCGTAGGAATTTTTAAACAAAAAGTAGGTACTAACTTACAATTTAAATCACTGGTTAGCGATGGTAAAATTACCCTAACACCGTCTAATGATTACATCACTGTTGGCACTGTACAAAAAGACGGATTTAGTTCCATAACAACAAACAGTGGTAGCATCACAGCTAATGTTACAACCGCTTACGATCAAATCACAATCCAAGGTGGTGCTAACATAAATGTAACAGCATCACAAAGAACTATTACTGTAGATACGAAACAAAATATTGGATTTATTTTAAACGACGCTGATCTAGGAACTATTGGATCGGGTACTGACAATTTAATTACTTTTTTATTGCAGGTCACCGATATTGATTTTGGAACAATAGATCAGCCCGCAGGTATTGAATACGATGCTGGTACAATTTAACGGAGAAATAAAATGGCATTAAGAATTAGAAGAGGAACTTCTGTACAACGAACAGGAATCACACCAGTATCTGGAGAGTTGATTTTTGATACAACTCAAAATAAACTATATGTCGGTAACGGATCAACTGCCGGCGGTGTTGAAGTTGTTGCAGGGTCTATTGGTGGTAATTTAGGTTCTAATATTAACCTAAATAATTT